TTTAACAAAAAGAGAGTAGTATTTCATAATGCTAAATTTGACTTGGCTTTCTTTGAGTATCATTTAAACTTTAAATTTCCAAGATTCAAAGATACTATGCTACTACATTATATGCTAGACGAGAATCCTGGCACACATGGTTTAAAACAACTATCTTTGAAGTATACTCCCTATGGAGATTATGAAAAAGGTATGTATGAGTGGATAGATGATTACTGTCGTAGAAATGGTATACTCAAAGGTAGCTTTAGTTGGGATATGATTCCTTTTGAAATTATGCAAGACTATGCAGCAATGGATGCTGTATGTACATTCCTGCTCTTTCAAAAGTTTGAAAATGCCTTAGTAAAAAATGAAAGACTATATGGAGTATATAAAGATATTCTTATACCAGGTTGTAGATTTCTAACAGATATACAAGATACTGGTGTGCCTTTTGACAAAGAAAGATTGCAGACATCTTCAGTCCTAATGCAAGAACAAATTGATGAAGCTATACAAAAGTTATACACTTATCCAGCTATTAAAGAGTTTGAGCATTCACAAGGCAAAGACTTTAATCCAAATAGTACAATGCAACTAAGAGCCTTATTGTTTGATTACTTAGGTCTCAAGCCAACAGGTAAGAAAACAGGAACAGGTGCAGACAGTACTGATGCTGAAGTGTTAACTCAACTTGCAGAAGAACATGAAGTACCACAATTAGTATTAGATATTCGTCAAAAAGTAAAAATTAAAACTACTTATCTTGATAAGATATATCCACAGCTTGATAAAGATAGCAGACTTCGTACTGGATTTAACCTACACGGTACAACATCAGGTCGCCTATCTTCTAGTGGTAAAATGAATATGCAACAGATACCTAGAGACAATCCGATTGTCAAAGGATGTATCAAAGCTAATCCTGGCAAGAAAATAGTTGCAATGGACTTAACAACAGCAGAGGTTTATTGTGCAGCTGTACTTGCGAATGATAAAGCATTGATGGAAGTATTTAAGAGTGGAGGAAACTTTCACTCAAACATTGCAAAGCTCGTGTTTAATCTTCCTTGTGAAGTAGATGAGGTTGCAGAACACTACAGTACACAAAGGCAAATGGCTAAAGCAGTAACTTTTGGTATTATGTATGGAGCTGGTCCAAAGAAAATTAGTGAACAAGTAACCAAAGATAGTGGTACTTACTTTAGTATGAATGAAGCAAGTGCAGTTATTAAAGATTATTTTGAACAGTTTCACGGTCTTAAGACTTGGCTAGACTCTCAGAAAAAGTTTATTCAAGATAATGGATTCATATATTCTCACTTTGGGAGAAAAAGAAGATTACCAAATGTATTCTCTACCGACAAAGGTATTGCATCACATGAAGTAAGATCAGGAGTAAACTTTCTAGTACAATCGATTGCATCTGATGTAAATTTACTTGGAGCAATTGATGCTCACAATATTATCAAACAAGATGGCAAAGAAGATAAAATGAAAATCTTCGCTCTAGTTCATGACTCTGTTCTTGCAGAAGTTGACGAAGATTGGGTTGAACATTATCAGTTTATACTTAAAGCTTGTATTCAAAAAGACAGAGGTATGTCTATTCCAGATTGCCCAGTTGGATGTGATTTTGATATTGGAGATGATTATTCCTTTGGAAAGTTTGAAGCAAAGTATGGATAAGCAAGTACTAAAGTTAGTAGTATATACTGACAAAGATATAATGAATATGGAAATGGATGATCATGTAGCAATTATAGAAAAAGCTATAAAAGAAAAAACATTCAATCATATAGAATTAATTAATCCTGCTAAAAAATGAATTTATCAGACATCAAGTTTCCAATCTATGTAGTACATACAGATGAAATTGTACGACAGGACGGCATACTATGGTGTGAAGGAGCTGTCATTGATGACAGAAACACAGTAGGAAGTTCACTAGGAGAAAGGAGATTAAAAACTCCCATGAAAAATCTATACGATTTAAAGTATCAAATAGATGATTTTGGGGGATTAATAAAACATAGAGGAAAATTCTATGTAGATTCAAATGGAAAGTTTTTCATTTATGAAAAAAGTAAAAGTGCAAAATTGAAGTATCACTTAATAGGAAAGTTAGAACATAAAGATGTTGCTACTCTTATGTGGATTCAAGGTATACCTTTTCCCTTTGAATTACCAAGACCGCCTGTAATGACTATGCGTTATGCAGGTATTTTATATATAAACAATAAACCCTCTTTTGTATATGATTTTTCAGAAACTTTAAAGAAAGATAGCTGGAGAAAAGTATAATAAAAGCGGTTTATGCAGTACCTTTTTGGTACTTTAATAGGAATTAAAATGGCAAATCATGTATACAATTACATAACAGTAAGTGGATCCAATGCAGTAGTAGATCAATTTGCAGAGATTGGACAAAATTTTACTGTTCAAAGAGAAATAAAAGACTGGGAAGGTAATCCCATGCAAATTAAAGAGTTCAAAGCTATAGAAGAACTAGACTTTATGCCAGAGTATGACGAAGAAGATAGTTATAATTGGTATTGTAGCAATGTTGGAGCAAAGTGGTGTCATATTGAAGAGTGGGAAGGCGATTATATGAATCTCTGTTCTGCTTGGAGTGCATGTACAGAGTTCACAGAGAGTCTAACTATGCATCTAGCAAAAACTGATCCAAATGTTCAAGTGCGTCATCAATACGAAGACGAATTTCGTAATTTTATCGGAGTCGCAGTCTTTGAAGGAATTGATGCAGCAGATATATTATTCGAAGAAATGGATGATGGAGATTTAACTCATCTTTTTAAAGAACAGTATCCAGAGTTTGATCTTGATGTAGAGGACTGGACAGACGAAATCTATGAAGCATATGACGATTTTATCTACAACTGGTTTGAAAATCAGACTGTTTAATGAAAGCAGTTCTTTCCAATCGCATTTATTTAGAGTGCACGAACGAATATCAGTCATTTCTCGATGAAGAACTAACATATTCGATACCGCCAAGGAGACCAACTGATCCGCCTATCATCATAAAGAATATGGGCGTAATAAGATCAGGTTTGGTTTCCATACCGATTGGAAGAACGGATCTTATACCAGAGGATTACGAAATAAAGGATAAGCGGAATGATATACCAATCAAACCTTTTGACTTTAAGTTCACTTTACGAGACTCTCAACAGTCCGTATATGACGAAGTTCAAGACAGTTGTATAATCAACGCTTGGGTAAGCTGGGGTAAGACTTTCACTGCGTTAGCAATCGCAAATAAATTGCAACAAAAGACACTCATTGTTACTCATACATTAGCGTTAAGAGGACAGTGGGAAAAAGAAGTACAAAAAGTCTTCGGGGTCACGGCGGGTGTGATTGGCTCAGGGAAGTTTGACATGGATAAGGAAATTGTCGTTGGAAATGTACAAACTTTATACCGAAATATCGACAAAATCGTAGGAGAGTTCGGTACAATTATATTGGATGAGATGCACCATGTATCTTCACCTACATTTACACGAATTGTCGACGCTTCGAAGGCACGCTACAAAATAGGATTGACTGGAACAATGCAGAGAAAGGATGGAAGACATGTAGTCTTTCGTGATTACTTTTCAAATACTGTATTTAAACCACCCAAGGAGAACTATCTTACTCCACGAGTTGACATAATACACTCGGGAATTCGCTTTATGGATGGCAATGTTGATTGGGCAAATCGAATCAACGCACTTGCGTATGATTGGGAATACCAAAATACAATGGCAATGCTTGCAGCGAGTTATGCGGCAAAAGGGCACAAGGTTCTTCTCGTAAGTGACCGAGTAGACTTTCTAAAAGCTTGTGCACGACTTGTGGGAGATAACGCAATCTGCGTAACAGGAGATGTTCCTCACGAAGAGCGAGGCAAATTAATACAAGGTATCTTTACTGAGAAAGATATACTGTTTGGAACACAAAGTATATTTTCAGAGGGTATTAGTGTTGATTGCCTAAGTTGTCTTATTTTGGGAACACCCGTAAACAATGAGCCTTTGCTCACACAGTTAATCGGGCGTGTTATAAGAATGAATGAGGGAAAGCTGCAACCTGTTATAGTAGATATCAATCTAGAAGGTCGTACAGCTAGAAAGCAGGCATCTGCGAGAAGGGGATACTACATGCGACAAGGGTATGAAGTATCAGATATATAGGAGTGAAAAATAGTACTTGACACGAGGTCAAGAATTTGTTATAATATGTTATTCTATAATTGGGAAAAAGTAAAAAAGGAAAGCAATGGGAGTGTCAAAGATATTATGACAATCCTACATATACTTACCTATAAACTACCACCAGTGAATAGACATGATAGAATATACAAGTTTTGGACTAAAAGTTTTCATGGACATAGTTTCCTAGTAAACCCCGAGGCATTATTCATTCAGCGTAGGAGATATTCAGATGCAGAGATTGTGCAGTATGCAGGTATCGCATCATTGCGTAATTATTTTGAATATCAAAAAACAAAAGATACCAGATTAGACCTCCTCCACTTTACAGGGTATGAGGACAGTATTAAAAACAATAGATTACTACGAATAGAGGGATATTATATACACTTTCTATTTGAAGAAATCACATTAAAGGAACTAAAATGGCAATAAAATTTAATCAAGCTAAGGGCGAAGCCCAAAAGAATAAAATCGACAGTTATCAATATGTCGAAGGCGACAACATGGTAAGAATGGTTGGGGATATGCTTCCTCGCTATGTTTACTGGTTGAAAGGCGAAAACGGTAAGAATTTACCATTCGAGTGTCTATCATTCGATAGAGACGCAGAAGCATTTACCAATGTAGAAAAAGACTGGGTG